CAATCAACTTTTTAGTTTCATTGTTGATTTGAAATATTTTTTCTTCCTCATTATAAGTAGTTTCTTTTTTTGAAGAATGACCCTCAGATAGTTGGTAAGCATCATCTAATGACGCTAATCTTTTCAAATCAGATAATCCTTTAAAAAGGTTTCTATCAGAAGAACTAGCCAGTTGGCCTCCCAGGTCTCCGCTATAGCGTCTTAGATTAGCTCCAGATTGTCTGCTATCGAGTTTGACGGGATCATAATGTTTTCCCTTAGCTTTCTTCTTTTTCTTTTCATCCTCAGTTTCTTCTCTGGTAACATGAAATTTGCCGTCTTTTTGTACCAGTTTATGAGGATAAGTTTCAGCGACATCATCATCTCGTTTAGCTGGTGGAAGCATCTCTTCCCCTGCAGGTGCCCCTCCCATTGTTGGTGCTCCTTCTGCTGGACCCCCTTCTAGAGGTGGTGCTGCCAAAAGATCACCTTCTTCTGGTTCAGGAGGTGCTTCACCTTCGGGCGGCACCTCACCTTCAGGAGGCATTCCAGGCATTCCACCTTCAGGGGGCATTCCGGGCATTCCACCTTCAGGGGGCAACATTGGGCCACCCTCTCCTGCCCCAGGCAAACCTGCGGCCTCGTTTGCTGCCATTTCTAAAGCAGCATCAACCTTTCTATCATAAAACATTTCGCGCTGATTTCTGATGAACTCTTCCTCAGTTAGGCCAAACATCTTTTCAGCAACCCACCTTCTACTGAAGAATCCTTCGAGTGCAGCACTAGCTGTATCGAATTTAACTCTCCAATGTTCTAATTCTTGCAACTCTGCAATCTTTGATGGATTGTTAAGTGACATCTTAAAGGATATCAAATCATCATTTCTGAAACCAAGAGTATAAAGATGGATTGTTGCAATTTTTTCTAATTCAGAAATAACTGTACGTTGCAGCCTTTGAATTGTTCTGGCAAATCGCACATCTTTTTGGGCCAATGTGGTCTTATCTTCTTCAGAACCTTCTGCTCTTGAGATATACGAAGCAGGTACTTTAAGAGCAGAAAATAGTTTGTCGCGAAGATAACGAACATCATCAATATCTCCAGTATAAGTACCGCCGGGTAAAGTTTCAATTCTAGTACCAACATCGCCGCGAATAGGAACAAAATAATCTTCATCAATGCTCATTGGGTTGTAACGTAAGTCAACGCGGCCAGAATCAGCATCCACAACCTGATTACGTTTCATTTGAGTCATGACTTTCTGCATATATTGTTCGACTTCTTGAGGATTGATGTTTCCCACATCAACATAAAAAACACGACGTTCTGGAGAGCGTACAATGCGATAAGCCATCATTGCATCTTCAATAAGTGTTAGTTGGCGCCAAATTCTTCTTGCAGCTTCTAGAACAGAAGTTCCATATGGTGCAAATTTATCATTTCCTAAAACTCTAAAGTGTGCAACTTGCCAGTTTTCAAAAGTTAATCCTCCAGTATTCCATTGGAACTGAACATAATTGGGATTTGTTTTATCTTCTCCCTCAATCCTTTCAACCTCATTTGGAGGTAAGCCAATGACGTTTACAATACCCAATTCCTGATCAATATCCAAATAAAGGAAAAAATCACCAAACTTGCACATTGTTCGACACCAACCAAACATGTTGAATTCGATATTTAAAACACTATGAAAAAGATTTTCTAAAAGAGCTTTTATTTCATCATTTTTGCACTCAATTTTAAGCAATTGACGCATGTCTGAAGAGGTTGTCATCTCATCTGCGTATATATCCAAACTGGAACAAATCTCCGGAGTGTATTCCATTTGTTCGAAATCCATGTAACGTTCAGAGCGGGCATAATTTGTCTGTAGATTGGATAAAATTTGTGAAAAAGGATTATATTCCATTTTCTTAAATTGGGCGCCGCTAGCAGACTTAAACTTATATTTATCTAGATATCGTCTTCTTAACTGTCTAGGTGTTTGTCTACGAAGATTTACAATTGGGCCAGAAAATAATCGAGTTAATCTCTTAAATAATTTATTTTCTGTGTTCTTTGGATTTTTGCCTTTTCTAATTCTAATCGTCGCTTCGTTAGCCATCTATCTCATCCTTTGTATAACCAAGAAAACTCTTCCATTTCTTTTTTCTTTGCACTTAATCTGTCACCGTCCATAGTACCATAGTCATATTCTTTTTTATAGCCTTGCATTCCGCCGACTTTTGTTTCTATTTTAGTATTTGATGTTATCATGGCTCCTATAAATGCTTTTTTATATTCTATATCTCTCTGGTTTGTAACTAAAGCTGTATCTCTTACCCAACACCCAATTGCCAAGGACATAATCAAATCATCGTTATAACCCTTCATTGCCTCTGGTCGGCCATTGTTCCAAATAAAAGTTTTTATTTCGCTCAACAATCGTGATGAACGTACAATAAGTAGTTTATTTCTAACGAATTCCTCTAATTTGGCAATAATCAAAGGTCGAGTTTTCATTGAGGTTGTAAAACCAGGAATTGCATTTGATCTAGACTCTGCTATTATAGGATCGATATATTCATGAGTCGATTTTATTGAATAATATATATTTGGATAACCTGCAGCAATTAATTTTTCTAATATGGAAAATCCAATATTATTGTTCTCGACAACGATCATACTATTTCCATATTCTTTTCCAGCATTTAATAACATTGAAGAATAAATATCAGAATCTGGCTTTCCTTGATATTCTGCGACGATTTCCATATTCTCTAATTTTATTACATGAAAACCAGAATAATCATTGCCATCCCCACGAGCAACATCGGCAGCTAACAAATATGTTGAACCCGGATCATGTTCTTCCCAAATCCAAAAATTTCTATCAAATCCAGTTTTATGTTTTGGTTCCAACATATCATTATCTTCCATTCTTTGAATATCATCTGAATGAATGACTGTTTCGCCGGAAGTATTAAAATTACACTCTAACTCTTGAGCTATTTGTCTTCTAGACATGTTTTTAGTTTCGTTTTCATACCAAGCTAAATCTCTATCTGGGTGTACATCCCATGCTAGCTTTGTTGGGTAAAAGTCATTATCTCCAGTTTCTGATGCCGTATATGCTTGGTGGAACCAATTGCCAACACCCTTTGGAGTAGAAAGTGCTATACAACGACCACCAGTTGAGAGTGTTGGATACAAACCAGTCCAAAGTTCTTCTAAACCTTCAACATGAGCAGCCTCATCAACTACAAGTAAGGATAATGCTTCTGAACGACCAGCATCTACAGAAGTTGAAGAAGCTTTAATTTGTGAGCCGTTAAAAAGTTCAAAGGAAGTTCTATTATCTATTGATATGTCTGAAATTTTAAGCCAAGGTGGCAAATTTTTCATAATGTGTTTTACTTTTTTAACCAAATTCGCGGCAGTTCCAAACTTTGTCGCCATAACTAGAACATTTTTATCACGGTGAAAGAGCATTATCCACATAACATAGGCAGCAGTAATTGTAGAAATTCCAAGTTGTCGAGCTTTTAAAATGATATTAAATCGATAATCATTGAAATCTTTAATTAATTGTGTTTGAAAATCATAAGTTTTAAATGGAATTAATCCATGCATTGGATGAGCAATTTTTGCATATGTATTAATAAAATAAACGGGATCTTTACCACATTTTAGGATTTCTTTACGAATTTCTTGCTTGGATGGTTCATAAGACATAGCATTCTTTTTTATCCATTCTTAGCTGTTAGGTTTTGTGGCTTTTTAGTTCCTGGGTATTTATCTTTTCCAATTGCCAACCACTTCTTGATAGATGCATCGACATCTTCTCTAGGCTCTCCAGTATTTTCTACATCACCAAGGCCACCAACCTTATAAGTGCATGTTGCCTGAACCCAAGCACGAACATTTGAGGTTTTTTGTACAAGAACATCAACATCACCCTCTTTTGTTAAAGTTACAGTATCACCAGTATTTTTTTTATATTCTTTTTTGAGGAATTTAACAATGTCGTTGCACAGGCTAATCATTTCATCTTCAAACCCTTTAGCATGAACTTCCTTAAGCTTGATTTCTGAATGATAGCCAAGAAGCATCTTATCGCCGGCAAAACGTACCTTAAATCCATCCATCATTCTGCTATCAGTAATTGGATTATCTACTTCTCTTCGAAGGCCAATCTTAACTGGCTCTCCCTTGTCATCGAGTGCGCCGTCATACGCATTTGCTGCAGCTTGTGCTAGTCCTTGAATAATATCGTTTACAGTTGCCATTAATCTTTTCTCCTATCTGGTCTCCAGCCTTTTTGCCAGCGTTCTTCGCGTCCTTCGACATATTGAATATAGCAATTAAAACAACATTCAAATTTTGTCATATAGACGTCATCCGTTACTTTAAAAGAATAGCTGTCACAAACAGGGCATTCTCTTTTAGTATCTTTAGTAAGTAGTTTTTTGGAAATAAAAAAGCCATTCGTTTCAACCTTCTCGAACTTCTCTTGTATCTTCTGTTCTTTTTTGGAAAGCTTCTTTAATTGTTCTTGGTATTCTTTTTCTTTTTCTTCATCCCAATTTGCTTTGGGATTCTGAATAGCTTCTTTACCATATTTTTGAGCTATGGCTTTTTCAACCTTTGCTATGTGATTGGGGTCTTCTTTCATGGATTATATGATAACATATATGGTGTCTAAGTTTAATCGGCTAATTTCTGTTCTAGTTCAGCAACTTTTGCTGATAGTTCTTGAATTGATTTAACCAAGGCCGGCACCAGTATGCTATAAGCCACAGTCATTGGCATCATATTACCTTCATCATCAACCCGATCTTCTTCGCCAGAGACGGCTGCTGGATATACTTCTTGCAATTCTTGAGCAACAAGCCCAGTCTTTGAATTACCGCTTTTCTTTAATTCGAAATCACGAACCTTTATATCGTTTATAATTTCTAGGCCGTTGATCGATGTGTCTCGAATATTGTCCTTGATTCTAGCATCCGAAGCGTCACGAACAGCAAAAGTCTCGCTAGCATTTTCCAAATATCCAACGACGTCGCCGCTGCCATCTGCGGCAATGATGTAGGCGGTTGTTCCGGATCCGTCATCTGCTCCGGCTTGAATTCCAATACCATTTCTGTTTGCATTGTCGCCATCGTTGGTGACTGCGAGGACTGGGCCACTAGCCACATTGCCATAGACAGACAATATTCTAGTTGGCGCCGATGTTCCAAATCCGCTATAACCCCCAAGAGCCAAGAGAGGATAATTAGCATCACCGCCGGTTGTTCGGACGTCTAGACCGACTGCCTTTCCGGCGCCGTTGGTTCCAGCAACTGCAGATACTTTAGCACCGTAAACACTCGCGGTCCCCGCGTCGGCTGCATGAGTTAGTGTTGCTGCCGAGAAAAGACCATACACTGTGTTTGTACCATTAGTGGCGGTTGTATTATCCACAACACAATGGACACCGTATATCGTATTATCTGTAGTAGAAGTGCCTGTTTTGTCTATATCAATATCCAAACCCGCGACCGTTACAGCACTTGTATCAGAATAATTGAGATCCAAAGTGATGGGGATTTTGGCCGTTGTGGTCATGCCAATAACATTTCCAGTCGTCAGAGAATTTGCAGTGATACTAATAACATCAACAGTTGTATTTTCTGCAACGATTTCCAAAGCATTTTGGTCAACATCATCATTATCAATAAGAAGGGCTGATGCTCCAGTGGCAGAATCATTTTCAATTTCAACACCTGCGCCATCAAGTTTTATTAATTTGGCCGCATCTAATGCTATACCTCCAGCATCAGACACAAGATTAATTGATGAAGTACTAGTTCCCTGATCAGCTTTGATAATAATCGTTTCGCTTGTTCCCCCATCAGCTTCAATCTGGATTGCGCCGGCGAGATCTGAAGTGGTACGAATGCCAATACCGCCAGCTAGAGCCGACAATTGAACTGCAGCGTCGGAATTGCCGTCAGTCATAACGCCAGTTAAACCGGTTGCGGTTAAGTCGATGCCCCCAACATCCGAAAGCAATTGAATAGACGCATTACTGGTACCTTCGCCTGTACCTTGATTGGAATTAAGTACGATGGTTTCGCCAACACCTCCATCAGTTTCAATTCTAATTGCGTTATCGTCGTCATTTCCAGAGTATAGGCCAATTCCACCACCGTCACTATATATGCTAATTGATGCAGTGTCTCCATTCCCTGCTGAATTTCTTCCGAGGCCCGTATCGGCGTGGATGTTGATCCGTCCGTCAGTGCCTCCGTTTTCTTCAATCAGGACTGCACTAGCACCATTCCTTCCCGAACTTAGAGCAATACCTCCTGAATCACTGATTAAGTTAATCGATGCGTTCGAAGCGGCCGAAGTACCGTGGCCAGTACCCTGATCAGAATGAATTGAGATAGTCTCGTCGACACCACCATCAGCTTCGATTTGTATGCAGCCTTCTAAGTTGGCTGCCGACCTAATTCCAATGCCGCCGGCGGTTGCAGAAAGTTGGATAGCTGCAGCAGTGGGGCCAACAGCGGTTCCTGCTGTGTTCGTTACTGAATAAAGCTCGCTTCCTGCAGTACCATGAGGAGCAATAATTGTTTCAACTGCGCCATTCTTTCCTAGTTTTAGTGTTTGACCATCGGCCAGAGCTGCACCAATTGTGATGGAGGCAACATTTGAGACAATCGTCACTCCCTGATTTTCGTTTACATCAAAGGCACCATCAAGAGTAAGTGTAAGATCTGCGTCTGCAGCATCTGGGTCAACCGTTGTTATAGTTAAGCCACCGGTGGCTCCAACAGCGAAAGTGGAATAATTGGTGGCATCGTATGAAAGTTTAAGTTGATTACTTGTTCCGAATACTTCAAGCAAAGAGTCTGGGTCGTCAACACCAATACCCATCCTTGTATTCAAGACCAATTCCTTGTTGCCGGTATTTTTCCAATAAGCAAGAGATTCAGCCCCAGATCTAATCACCAACCATCCATTATTCTGGATTTCCCATTTATGTTCACCATCGTGCAAGATCAAGCCGGCTGAAGTAGCAGAACTATTGCCGATGTGCACAAAATGCGTCGATGCATTATCAGAAGCTGGGGATGACTGCCCAACCCCGACATAGGTTTCAACAAGCAATCCATTTGTGGGGGCAGCAGTTGTACCAGCATAACTAGCACCAATCGATACACCACCTTCTACGTCTAACCTTGATACCGGACTCGTCGTTCCGATGCCAATGTTACCATCAACTATGTTGAGATCAGTATCAGCATACCCAAGCCTAAATCTACTCGCAGCGGCTGTTGCGCCCGGAATATTCTCAATAATAGCAGTCCTTTCAGTACTACTACCATCAGTAAGTTTACCTATATACTTTGAAGTAACACGATCTCCGGCTGCTGCTCCTTCATACTTTACAAATTTAGAATTAGTCAAATCAGCAATTCGAAGCGATGATTCGCTATCTACTGCACCGCCCACAGACAGAAGCCCCACAACGCGCACATTACTATTAAAAGTCGCAGCGGTCTCAACATACATAGATCCGCTCACAGTCAATGTATATGCTGGAGTAGTTGTTCCGATTCCAACCTTGCCATCGCCAAGTACAGTCATTAGTGTGGTGGTATGATTTGCAACTTGTAATACAGTTTCGGCGTCAGCCAAAGCTTGAACAGTTGTTCCGCTTCTTTTTGCTCCAATAATTTCTACAAGGGGCACTGTGTCTGTGTGGGTGTCGTTAGAAATACCTCTTAAGGCTAAAGATCTAGCATCAGCACTTTCTTGATCTGATAATCCATTAATCATCAGGCCGCCGCGAGTTGTATGTATGGGTCCGATATCACCGTAGGCTTCTGTTGCCGCAACGCCTGTTATGCCAGTTGCTACGTCTGCGTCAGTCAATGTTACGTGACCATCTCTAACATCTAGTGTGGATCCTGGGCTTGCGGTTCCAACACCAACTCTATTATTACTGGCATCAAGGACAAAGGTGTTCGAATCAAAATTCAAATTATTGGGAATAGAAACGGTTGATGCATTAAAAGTTACAGTATCACCAGACGCATCGCCAAAGGTCATTGTATTTGCCGTGACTTTAAAATCTTCCACATGTGCATCTAACGTTCCTGTAACAATCAAATTACCAGTAAATCTACCATCCCCAGTCACATCCAAAGCATAAGAAGGGGTTGTAGTTCCAACACCCACTTTGCCATCACCAAGTACAGTCATTAATGTAGTGGTGTGGTTTGCAACTTGCAATACAGTTTCTGCTGCAGCCAAAGCTTGAACAGTTGTTCCGCTTCTTTTTGCTCCAATAATTTCAACAAGGGGCACTGTGTCTGTGTGGGTGTCGTTAGAAATGCCTCTTAGGGCTAGAGATCTGGCATCAGCACTTTCTTGATCTGATAACCCATTGATCATCAAGCCACCGTAAGTTCCATGTATGGGCCCTAGAGCGCCATAAGCATCCGTTTGAGCAACGTTCGTTGTTCCATGCGCCACATCCGAATCAGTTAATACCAAACCACTACCATTGTCGGTAAATAAAGTACCGGCTCGAAAATCAGCATAAGAAGAAAAAGATACATTTCCTGCAGTTGTGCCGGCTTCTGTCGTATTGATTACTGTGAATTCGTCTGCTGACTCATCGTAAATAAAAGCAACATTTGTGCTAGTACCTCTTTCGACAACGAAACCAGCATCGTAAGAGGGTGCACCTGTTACATTTTTAGCCAACACAAGAAGAGGATCCTCAATAACCAGATTGGTTGCATCTACTGTTATTGTAGTACCTTTAACAGTAAGATCCCCTGCAATTTCAGCACTTCCTCCGCAATAAATATCAACTGATGCACTTAGTGTTCCTGTTAGAAACAATGTTGAATTGGTCGTTGCCTCCCATTCATTAAATTTCATTTTGCTCATTTAGAAAACCCCTATATTAGTGCTACAGTAATTAGCCTCTTTTATGTTATATGGCCTATAAAATTTATGGATCCAATACATGTAAAATACCTCCCGCGCCGACTGTGACTGTATTTCCAACTTGTATAGTTACAGTGGGTCCGACCAAAACCCCGTTATGATCTTCCGGAAGTGTCATATCTTTTGCTATAATTTGTGGCGTACTATGTATACCATCAATAGAACCATAAACATCTAATTTGTTGGTTGTTGGTACTTTTATTATTCCGCTATATAAAAACAAACTACCAGAGATATTATGAGTATATATATTAGAAGTACCCAAAGTTAGAGCTTCTGTTATAATAAAAGAACCTGTGATTTCGCCATTGCCATTATGAGAACCATCCCACTCTGCAGTTACACCAGTTATATTTGAACCATCACCATAAAATGCACTAGCAGACACATTCATGCTAGCAGACAATGCAGTTCCTGAAAGATGCAATATGCTTCCGGATTGATTTGTGATAGTATTTACTTTTAATAGGCTCATCTCACATGATCTCCAACATTGCGCCCTGTTCAATTGTTAGGGCAGCATCTCTAGCTATCTCTACTGCTCCAAATTGAATAATTGGGCTAATGGTAATTCTTGCGTCTCCGCTTGTTATTGTTTGTGTGCTTAATATGGTTCTTTCAGAGAGATCTTGTACACCATCTTCTAGAGAAGTTAACAATTCACGAGCATCGATGCACCCATCTGTGCCTAAAGCTTCACCAATATATTTGCAAATAATTGATACTAGTTTGTGATGACTATAATGTCCAATAGGCACGGCATGAATCCTCCCTATTTACCTGCTTCTGCAGCAGCAAAAAATATACCTAGTGCAACAAGTGTGCCAACTAAAAATCCACCTGCTGCCCACCACTCTGAATAATCATTTGAACCCTCTAAAGCAATTTCGCTCAAACGATTTATTTCTGCATCTTTGATATCAAGAATAGAAGTATATTTATTTTCAGTTGCTTCTAAACTTGCTCTTATACTATTAAGTAGTAAGTCGTTCTGAGCTTTTAACTTTGATAATTCAAAATCTATCTGTAATTTACACTGCTCTCCTGAATACTTTTGATTTGTCAACATTTGTGCTGCAGCAGGGTTGTTCAAGAGCACTCCTGAGAAGGGTGCGAGATCTCCCAAATTAATTTCGATAATTTTTGGTTTTTCTTCATTTTCTTGTGCAAATAAAGGTGTAGGAAATATTAAAGAAAAAGTTAAAAACACTACTAACAATTGATTCATTTACCACCCCCTCAATTGTTTTACTTCACGATTAAGTTGTACTCCCAAAGCAGGTTCTTCTCGTAAGCGTTGCGCTGTTATATCTTCTCTTATACACAAGTGTAAATCTTCATCATACAGATAATCTTCTTTGCAGCCGTGTTGGCCAGGAGATGACGGCTTATGTACCAGTTTAAATTTGCCATCGATTTCTTCAGACATGTCTTGAAGCTCTTCTTTGATGATTTGTTTTAATTTTTCTTTTGTGAGTTTCATCATTAATCTCCTGCGTATTCAAACCCGTATTCTTTACTAATTAGTTTTGCCAATTCTTTAGGATCATCTAAATGTTTTTTAATCAGTTCTTTTACTTCCCTCTTTTTCTTGTCGTCCAAACTTTTCTTATTCAAAGCGTATTCGTTTTCGATTGCTTCTAATATTTTGGTATATTCTTCTAAAATTCTGTCTCTTTTTTCAATTTCTTCTTTATGAGCTTTATTTATGACTTCTAGTTGTTCTTCATAACTCTTTCTGGTTGATAGATAAACATCTACAGCTTTTTGGGACTTTCCTCTAAAGAATACCCATGTAGCAAAAGCATATATGGCCAAGGCCGGCAAATACCAGTATTTCTTTATCCAAACCCAACTTTTCTTCAAAAATGTTTTAACTGCAATCCAAGAAATTATCATCTTCTATCTCTCTTATCCCCTATGATACCAAATCGCACCAAAAATGAATAACTTGTCAAAAATCCTGCACTAAACCAAGATATCATATCTAGAGGTTCTTGTACAACAAATCCGATGGCAAATAAAAGCAACGCCATGACCAAAAAAGTATTTGACTCTTTTTTTTCAGGTTCCATGGCGCCAAGCCCTAGCAATATCGATTAAACTCTCGCTTCCAATATAAACGAGAGAAATGGCAACCCAATCACTGGATGACAAGTCTGAAAAGGCCAGAAGGCCACAGGCACTTAGCCAAACCAATAATTTTCGTGATGTAAATTTTCTTAGTAATTGATCTAAAACATGTCTCATACTTAAACTCTCCTTGTATCCTTATAAATAGTCAAGAATGGAGGTTTAAGCGGTTTTAGTTTTCTGTTTGATTATCTACAATCAGTTCCAAGTCTTCAACAGCTTCTTTTAATTTTTCTGCTGCGTGGTCGATCTCAGGATAACTAGAATATTGATCGAAAACCGTTTCTTTCCATTGTTTAGCCGCTTTGGCTACTCTTTCTAGCTGACTTGAATAAAATTCCTTGCTATTTGCCACGACTGATCCCATTTTTATTTTTCTCCTTTGTTTAATAATTGACATGTGCGAATCCCCTCTTTTTCTCAATATCAATAGAAATATCTGCGATATCTTTTAAATCATCAACATGAGAAATCAAAAGAATTGTTTGGTAGTAGTTTTTAACCATATCTAAAATACGCACAAACCCATCCATATTTTCTGCATCTAATGCAGTTGCTGGTGCATACAAAATAAAGATATTTGACTTTGGAAGACTAGAAACAGACAACAAAGCCAATCGAATAGCCATTGCGGCTATTGTTTTTTCTGCGCCAGAACCCATTTCGATGGGCCTTGGCTCATATTGCGGATGCTTGATAAAAATATCAAGTTTCTTGTCTTCACTTTCGAAGAAAATCTCAAACTCTACAACACTTGCAAGTACTTTAGAGATCTCATCATTGATAATAGGCAGTTTTCGTTTAATGATGTCGTAAGCAATACCATTACTGTGTGTGCATCTCAGTAAAAGATCATATGCGGTGTATTCTTGCCTTAAGTCGGCCAATTCTTGTTTCTGAGTAAGTAGATTATCCAATTTTTGCCCCAAAGAGCCGTGCTCCTTATATAGATTAAGGATTTTGCTTCTACAATGCTCAAAGTTAGATGTTTTTCGCTTAAAAAGAGCCTTTTTTTCGATTTTTTCAGTTATTAGGTGCTCTAAGTTCTCAATTGCATCCTTATTCTCCTCATATTCAGCAATTTTTTCTTCTAAAGAGCCCACTTCGTACTCAATTTGAAGCTTTTTTGAGGAGTTCTTTTCTACTTGAAGCTTGTTTTGAGTAATTTGGTTAGCCAATTGGTTTTTGCGTTCCAGCACTTGTTCATATTTGTTAATATGCTCATCAACTGCTTCTGGCTTAAGTTCTTCAATAGAATCAACAAACTGCTTACCCTGGTTATTTAAAATAAACAACTTATTTTTAAGTTCCGGTATGCGTTTTTTAGCAGAATAAGCATCCCGTATGAACCGACAATGAGAATACTCTTCGCCGCACGGTACTTCCAATAACAGTTCAACTTTCTTTTCGGCGCTTTCGTGCTCATTTTCTTCATCCTTGATTTTTGTAGAAATCTCTTCTAAGG